TTAGCTTCTGCTTCTGCCATAGCTCGTTGTTTATCCTTCTCTTGTTGTTCTACATAATAAAATGTAGCCCATTGTGAATACTCTAATGATGACATTTTAGTTCGCAGTTCGCCAACTGTCATTCTTAATTCACGAGCTAATCTAAATTGAAAAACTAAATCAGGATTCGCTTTTGAAATCTTCAGCTAACGCTGATTCAATCTCGCTTCCTACTCCGTTAAGAGTATTAAGTTCTGCAAATATTAAATCAATAACAGTTGCGTCTTTTTCATACAACTCATCTATTGATTCATCTGATAGTTCAGGCTCAACAACACTTGCTTTTAACAATGCTTTTTGATAATCAAAAGCGTCTGTTGTATCTCCATTAATTAATCTACCAAGTTCTATTTGCATTTTTTTAGATATGCCTTTGACTTTTATAGAGACATTCCATTGTGGAATATCAATAGTCTTAGTCGGCACATCAGGTAATGACTTGATGTCATCTAAGTTTAAAATTTTAGTCATACGTCTGACTCTCCTATCTTACTTAGTGTGTACCACGAGTAACTGCACCTGAAACTTGAAGGTCTGCTGAGTAGCCAACTGCGTCTCCGACAGGACTAGAAATACTGTAAGAAGTTAATATTGCTTCTCCTGTATATTTAATCTTGCCACTTGCAGTTCCTTCAGGGCTATATTCATAAGATAAAGTTGCTGATTGCCCAACAACTGCACCAAATATAGCGTCAGCAGTAGCGTCCCATAGACCCGATAAAGAAATCGATGAGTCCTTCAAACCTGCTATATAGGTCTTAGAATTTCCTGCACTTCCTAGAGTCGTAGTCTCACTAACATCTGCTGATTCAGGGAAGTCTACATTATTTACAAATGATGAAATATCAGTTAATGAGCCTGAAGCGTTATCAAGTTTAAAAACTGAATCCTTACCGTGTGTAAATGCCATAAATTTCTCCTTTAATTTTTTCTACCAAATCCAACTATAACATTGAAACTTGGGTTTGTTCCACTAACAGTATAAACAACTTTTAAGTATCTATTTACTGTTGTTCCAAGTGCAACTTCTTTAACTTCTGCACCTGCTGAAGTTAAAGCAGTAAAAGTAACCAAGTCTGCATAACTTACATTATCTGCTGAGTGTGTAATCTTAGCAGTTAATGTAGGAGTGCTAGTTCCTGATACTGATGTTGCAACTATAAAAGCACCACCACCATTGGCAGTAGAGCTTCCATTATCTCTAGCAGTTCCGTTACCTGAAGCCGTTACTGTTGCATTTTCAAGAACACTACCACTAAAAAATCCACTTGCTTGTAAGTCAAAAGTTACTGCAACAACATCTCCAACAGGACTTGAAATCCCATAATTAGTTGTTACGCCTTTACCAAACATACAATCGTCTGTTGCGTCTATTCCGTCAAAACCAATAACTGCGACTTTGTCATTAGTTCCAACTAAACCTTGAATAATATTATCTGCCGTAGGGTCAAAAAATCCCCCAAAAGAAACTGTTGCGTCAGAACTTCCTGCAATATAAGTTTTTGCATTACCTGTTGTTCCAAAAGTTGTAGTCTCTCCTACATCAGCAGTTCTTGAAGGCTCTGCACTATTAAGAAAAGCACTCAAGTCTGTTGAGTCTATAATTACTTTGGTGTCTTTACCGTGAATAAACGCCATTATCTACCACCTGTGCAACAACCGTTACCACAACAATCCATTATTTTTTACCTCTATTGTTTCTTCTTCTTCTTCTTCTACCTGATGACCTTGAGCCACCATATCCATATCCTTTTGGCATATCACTCCTTATAATACACTTATCTTTTCATTTTCCAACTCAATGCTATTTGCTTTTGAGCTTTTTTAGTGAGTTTTTTTCTCGCTTTTCTAGTATTCTTTTCTGCTAAAAGCAAGAATGGAACTAAGGGAGTTCCTCTCTCGTTGATTGATTGTACCACACCCCAAGTATTCAAACCTTTACTTGTTGCCCAATCTTCTATCGGTTGTATTGGTGGGAAGTGTGGTTTAGTTCGCCAATTTGGATTACCCCAATTTTTTCTTCTCTTAGGTGGTGGTGGTTTATATCCACTAGGTAATCTTTTGAATTTACCGTGTACAAATTCTGAGTGTGGTGCAGTAGCTTCAATCTGAATCTTCTTAGGTAATCTTCCAACCATAGCAACTTGTTTGAAGTCAATAGAGTTTGCTAATGTTCCTGTGTCGTTTGGTGCTACCTTCTTGGCATTCTTTGTAATTACTTCTGCGTGTTCATTCATCAGATGACGCAAAGGAATTAAAGTAAAATTACCATTCTGTAATTTTCTTTTAACTGATGTAAAACCACTAAAGGTAAAGTTTCTATTAGTTGCCATAGAGACATACTAACAAATTATTTTATAATATATTTTTTTAATCCCAAGTCTGCATATTCAGACATATCTATTTCTCTTACTTGATTTGTTTTAGGATAATAAATTGCAAACTTAGTAAATTTTTTAAGTAAGAAGTGAGATTGTTTATTTTTAGAATCTTTTGCAATTATTCTAAGTTCTTTTTCAGGCTCACATTTTACTAATACTTTATCTTGATTTATAAATTCTAAATCATATAAGGAATGTCTAGGTTGCCAACCATTGTCAAAAGTAGAAACTCTATATGCTAAATTATTTTTCCAAAGTAATGAGTCTCTTAAATTTTTTGTAGGTAAAGTTTTATCAATGTTTTGGATTGCTTCATTCATAAAAGTAATCCATTTACTAACATCAAATTTACCATTAGTGTTAAAGTTTGACATTATAAAACACCTAGTTTTTTAAGTTGTTCTTGAACTTTATATGGAATATATTTTTTAAGACCATATTGTGCATATTCCCAATATCCTAAAAATCTCCAAGTTCTATCAGGATAAACTACTAAAAATGTATATCCCCAACTATAAACATTTGCTAATCTAAAAAGCATATTTTTATCAGTTGTCATAGTTCCCATAGAATATTCATCATCAGTAAATATATAAGGCTCAGGCTGTATTCCTGCTGTCCAACCTTTATCTCCAAAGTATTCATATAAATTATTAGGCATTCTTATTGCAATATTATCAGCTTGACAAGAACTTAAATTAAAATTAATTTTATTAGTTTTACTATCTAAAAAATCTCCACCACAAACCCAAGAATTAATTTTTGGAATTGATTGTATAGAGGTATTCATAAAATCAAGCCATTTATCACGATTAAAACTACCGTCAGGATTTTTGAAGTTTATTTTAGTTGTTTCATTCATAAGAATATATTATATAATCTTTGATTATAAAGCAAGTATTTAATAAGAAATATGTAGAAAAAAGCTCAATGTTTATAGGGTTTTAAAAAAAATTTAAAAAAATTATAGAATTGTGCCACTTAAAGTGAGCTTTTTGTGTGCTTTAAGTAGTGTTTTAACATCAGGGTCTAGCTTGGAGAATAACTCGCTGACTCCTGTATTGACATCTCCATAAGTGTTGAATGGAGTATCTTTTCTTTTAAAATATCTAAGGGCTTGAATTAATGTTGCAGTTTTAATATCTTCAGGGACTATTGAGTAACCCCACTTGGCAGTTATCTGAACATTGTTTTTTATTGTTGGGTCGAATCTCTCTGAGCTTCTTGTATCAAGAATTGTAATCTTGTTGTAAGGCTCAAGGTAAGTTGTGCCACCTGTAATCTTTAATACTCTAGGATTACTTGGCTCAACTATAAAATCTGTATTGATTGTTAAAGTAGTTTCATAAGTACCGTCATCATTGTCATCTAATTTAACAATGAGACCTGTGGTTGTACTTATATCAGGCACATCAAGATAGACACTCGACTTTGGTGTAAATACTTTTGCATTGGCAGAACTATCTTGGTTAAATCTTCTACCTGTAATTGCGTCAATTAATCTACAAGCAGAATCAATAGCAGTATCAATGTTGTCATCTTGAGCTGACCCTGATAAACCAATGTATGCTTTAAAATCTGTTTTATCAACATACTGTGCCATTTAAAGACCTACTTTGATTTGTTTTCTTTAGGTGCTTTTGCTTTTGCTTCTACAAACTTAAGAGCTTTGTATTCTGCGTCAGGCATTTCCCAACCTGCTCTTGCAACAAGTTTTCCTTTACGCCAACCTTTTGGCATACCTTCAGCAGACTCTTTACAAAGTCCTTCGTCATTCATATAAATATCTTTTTTTAATTTCATCATTTCCTTTTTGCTAGATGTCCCACTCACATAATTGGAATGGGACATCAAAGCCATTATTAACTATTAAAAGTTAGTAATAGTACAGAAAGCAGTTGGTCGATAGACAGGGAATCCTAATCTAACGGTTGCCTTCATAACCATAATATCTTTTACGAAGTTTTCATCGTGGGAATCAGACATAGCGACTTCCATACCTTGTCTTGCGACAATATGACACGCTTGTCCTCCACCGAATACTCCAACAATCGGAGTTCCTGCAGGTCTAGTTGTGTCTAACACGACAGGGAGTCCCCATAGTGTTTGTCCAACTTGCCCACCGAACTGTCCTGCACCAACAAATAATGGATTCAAGCTACCACTTGTAGTAACTGCGTTAACTTCAGTAACAACTTGATACCAATCTGAAGGGTGCATAATTATTGCGTCAGGACTTAAGAAGCTATCTTTCTGAATTTCAGTAATTGCTTCATAAACTTGTCCAACTCTCTTAAGGTTTCCTGAGAATGATGAGAAATCAAAAGTATTGATTCCTGATACATTCAAAAGACCTGTTAAGTTAGCACCTGAGCCACCTCCTGCAAGTAATTGGTCTCCAACTGCAAGATTAACCATTGTTCGTAATCTTGAGTCAAGATAACCACTTACTGCTGAGACATCAGCTAACAACTCATCGGTTACAGGTAAGAATGAGCCAATCTTACGAATGTTCTCTGTCTTTTCTGTGAAAGCAAGTGCGTTTTCGCCCAATGCCCCACCTTCTGCTGTTGCAGAAGAGTTGTTTGTGAATGTGGATTCTTCTAGATATTTATATTGATAATTATCTGTTGTAATAGTATCAATCAAATCGATTACTGTCTGAGGGTTTCTCAAAGCAGTAGGTACGATTAAGTCTGACCTAGTTACGGCAGGTGGATAACCTGATTCTGTCAAAGTAGTTTTTAGTTCTACTTTTGGATTCCACTTTAGTTCTGAATTAATGTTCTTTTGCCCATTATTCATAAAACTTGTGTAGGCATTAGAGTCAATAAGTTGTTCGCCAAGAGTTTTTCTCTCTATGACTTCCTTCTCATTGTGAATAGGCATTGATTTTACTTCTTTACCTTTTTCTAATGCTTCTTCAAGTCTTGCTTCTTGAGTTTCTAGAGCATTTAATTCATTAACTTTTTCATTAAGTTTTTCAATATCGGCATTTCTATCTTCGATAGCTTGTTTTTTCTCAACAGATATTTCAGACCCTTCTTCAAAAGTGTCCTTCATTTCTTTGATTGCACCGAATTGCTTTTCTCTTAATGCGTGGAGTTCCTGTGTGAGTTCTGTTAATTTACTCAACTTTATCTCCTTCATTAATTATGCCTTGACTTCTTGCCAAGACTTCTTGTGTGTTTAGCCAAAGTGAGTCAATATTATCTTTAGGTTGCTCAGCTTCTTCTTTTCCTAGTCCAAGAATGTTGTCTAAATCGTTATAGACTTCTTGGATTCGGTCTTGAATCTGCATAAGGGATTCTTGAGCAGACTTTGACAATGTTTTGCCTTTATCTAAGCGTAAAGAAGTAAGTTCTTTTGCTCTATCAATGAAACTGTTAATTGTGATAAGCACATTATCAGCTTCATCTGTGAATCTAAGACCTGATTCAACATCTTTAACATCTTTTTCTTTTTGTTCTTTTACTGCAACAGTATAAGTTGATTGGTTTGCACCAACAAGAACAGGGGAGACTTCAAATACAGTAGCAGATTTTATATACCTGACATCTTCTGATTGTCCGTCCTTTTGAAAAGTTCCTTGTTCTGCGTCATCAACTTGAAATCCAAATGACCATTGTTGTAAATCTCCCATAGCTTTGACAATTTCATAGGCTTCTTTGCCACTCTCAGACGACATAATAAACTCGCCTTTGAATGTTGCCTTGTCATTGTCTTGTACTATGCGACCTTTTCCAATAGGATTCTCCCATTTGTGAGACCATACCATTGGTACTTCGCCTTCTAAACCTTTAAATGATTTTAGTGAGTTTGGTAAAACTACATCTCCGTCAGAATCTACATTATTAAATACAGAGAAAACTGCTTCTACTTTGCCTTCAGTTTCATTATCTAAAGCAAAGTCTATTGATTTAAACTCTTTGTCCATTATTCTTCTTCCTTATCTACCCACGCTTCGTTTTCTTCTGTGTTAGGGTCGTCTGCAATATAATGACCTTTGTCATTCCTTGCCCTTACTTTACTAGCTTCTTGTAATTTTTTTTCTTTTTCGGCTTTTGTAATTTTAACAAGCGTACCTTGTTCAACTAACCATTTAATACTTTTTTGTGGAATAGCTTTGCCGTCAATAAACTCGCCTTCAGCAAAGTATTTATCTTTAACAGTTATTCCATTTATCACTTCATACATTATGTAATTATCTCCACGCTAAATTCTACGCCTAAGTAATCAATACTATTTACAGTATAAACACCATAATTAGACGCTTCAACAACTCTAGCAGAACTTACCACTCCACCTAAAGTTGTATCTCCTTCAATAGCTGATTTTACACTTGTACTTCCACTTCCGTCTAAATAAGAATCTAAAGAATCCTGCGAGAGTTCTGCGTCCACTCTTGAAACATACATATAGATTGGAATGTTGTATGTGTCTGAGCCACGAGCCATTGTTGAATCATATTCCAAAGAACTCATCACACCAACAACTGCCGTAGGTGGCTCAATAGAATCAGGTACAAAAGAAAATATACTTAATCCTGAGATTGTTGCTAATCGAGTTTTTAATCCTTCTCTTATGCTAGATAAACTTGCCATAGGTATTACTATAACAAACTTTTAGCAGATAGCTGACCCTTCGGAGTTGATTGCTGAATGAATGAAACAAAGGGTCAGCTTCTTACCTGCTTGTTCAATGATACAGGGATTTGAATTATCGAACTCTTTAATGTTAGCACTATTCTTCTTCTCCAAACAAATCATCAAAACATTTAGGGTGTGAGCCTGAGATGATTTGTTCCCAACCTGATTTGTCTAAGTAGGGGAAGTATTCTGAAACTTCTTTTCTTGGGTTGTCCCACATATACTCGTGCCAATCTTTTCTAATGACATCAACTGTGCCTTCTTCTCCACACATAAAACATCTGTTGGTTGGAACTGTAACAATATCATCAAGGACATCTCTATTCATATATTTATAATTACTAAACAAGAGCTTGGCGTTCTGAATAGTAATGTGTCCTGCACAATGTTTTTCTTTTGGACAGTTACAATCAATTATCATTTTTCTCTCTTTCAATCAATCCAATTTCTAATTTTCTTTTTTGTAGTAATCTTCTAACCTGCTCAAGTTGAACTTCAGAGTCTAAGTGGTTTAACATCTGCTCTATGTTGTCAAAGATATTCATTTTTTCAACACCATATCTTCCTGCTCAATTTCTTTTTCGCAGAACAGACAAACAAGTGCAGACCAATACAAATGTGTTACTTCTAATTCCAAAGTACATTCAGGGCAATCAAACTTAAATGTTGTTCTCTTTTGGTAAATCATACTTCTTCTCTAATCATAGAAAAAGTTACAGGTTGAAAGTTAGGCATAAAATAATCTCTGACATATTCCAAATAGTTTTCATCATTCCAATTCTCAAAAGTTAAATCCCAAGAGCCATAAGTTTTATGTTTTAAAACTTTTTGCAGAGCTTGTTCTTTTGTATATTCAAAGTACATATCTCGACCTTGAACTTGGATATTCCATTTTTTAAATATCTCGTCTCTATTCCATTTTTGAGATTTACCATTAGAAAAGTCAAAGACCCTGTTTCTTTTCTTGTCAAGTAAAAAAGCGTGTCCACCCCAATACTCAGATGTAATCTCTCTCATAGCGTGAACAAGAACAGTATTCTTATTTACACTATCAAGATATTTTTTAAGGTTTGCTTCGTAGCAATCTCCTTTATACATATCAACTCCTTTTTCATTTTTAATCAACTTAGTTGGATTGTAATTTAAGATTAATCTTTTGTCAATCTTTAATTATGAATCCTAATTAATTTTTTCGTATGGCTCTAATAGTGTTTCATATTGGTCGCTAGTCATAGACTTCACATCTAATATTTTTGAATCGTTTGTTAATAAGTCAAACACCATTCTTACATTTGGATAATCTACTTTTAAAATAAAATATTTTTCCATAATCTATCTCTCCTTTTTAAATTAATTCACAATCTGAGATTAGCAGAAAATAGAGAATATAAAATCCTAAATTATAAAAATATTACTTTGTACTAAAATCTTCGATTTGACAAATAAAACATCTTCGATTATAATTCAGAATGAATGAAAAATAAATTGGAGTTAAATTGACTTACACACAGAATACAAAACTTACTTACTCTGCTGAGTTAGACTTTCTTGTTAGCTCTCCACAGTTTAATTGGATTCTCCCTGACATTGTAAATATTATAAAACTTGACACATCACAAGCAGAAAAATTATTAAATCGTGCAGGTAAAACAATTGTCAATTCTTCATACTTTAAATTTTTAGAATCTGTACCGTCATCAAGAGTAAAGTTTTCTGTTACTCAGAAACCAAAAAAATATACTTTACAAAACTCTTTTGACGCACACAATGGAGTTGGTCTAATCGTATCTACTTACAATTCAGAGATTGGTAAAGGTAGAGCCTGTTGTGTAAGTGGTAACATCTATGAGATTATGATGAGTATGAATAGTTGGAGTTGGAAAGACCAAACTTTAATCCACGAGATTGCACACATTCGCACAGACGGACATAATAAAAATTTTAGAAATAGAGAACTTGCACTCACAGGATTTTTTAGAAGCCACGCATATCAAGAATTACTTTACAGGTCTTATCTAAAAAATAATGCAAGTGTTACTCCGATTGTCCATAGTGAGAAGTGCATAGAAGATATGAAACTTACAATGGAAGGATTCACAAGTGTAGATTTCGATAACATCAGAGTTGGTAAATCCTGCACATACAAAACTAACAAAACAAAAGCATACGCTGATAGATTAACTTGGCAAAGCGATACACATTCAGGTTACAACCATTGGTCAAAAATTACAGACGAACAAATTAACAAATATAAGAAGGGAGTATAAGTGATTAAATTTACTTATCAAGTCTTGAAATCTTATAGACAAGATTATCACGACTTAGAAAACTACCAAGACGCTGAGTTAGTTTTGGAAGATACTATTGAGTTGGATTGCACAGGCTACAAAAACCCATTTGAAGTTTTTTATGCTTGGAGTAGTAGAGAGACTCGAATTTATAACAAAAAATTATCAGAGCAAGATAAGAAGATTTTTTCTTATCGTGTTACTAATAAAAGCTATACATATAAAAAGGGAGAAGAAGAATGAGTAATAAAGATTTAGAGAACTTACTTCATTGGAAGGGTTTGTCTAAAAATAAATCTAAAAGAACAAGTGCGTGGATTACTTGTAAAGGTTGTGGTAAGAAATTAAATGGTCTTGCTCAACAAGATAGACATTGGGATAACAACCCAAGTTGTTACAACTAAGGGAGAAGAAAAATGAGTGAAAAAGAATTGCTAGAAAATTATATAGCGAATTTAGATAAAGCATTGGGATTAGTTGATAATACTGATGACTTATCTTTTAACACTTCTTGGGTCAATCATAAACTAGATATTTATAACAGAATATCAAAACTTATGGATTTGATTGAAGAAGATATACAAGATTAATTTACACTTAATCGGAACTAGGAAGCCCACCGTTCATTCGGTGGGTTTTTGTTTGTCGTTAAAAAATTTTTTTGCTTACCGTCAAATAGAAGGAGTTATTATTTCGTCAGGTCTTGCTTCTCTCCTGATTAAAGAACAATTACAGTTACATCTCTCTTGAGCAGGAAGGCTTGGGTCTTTAGGGAACGGTGCAGAGTAGCCACCGACATTGAAGTTCTCTGCGTCAGCAACAACAGTTCCATTTAAAGCAATATGAGTATCTCTTGAATTATCAAATGTAGTAATCCATTCTTTAACTGTTATTAATCCTGATTTGTCCGAAGCGTCTTGTAATCCAAACTGAGCCAAAGCCCCACCTTCAGTTCTAGCAATCAAGTTGGCTCTACCAAGAAACTTCTTCGGTAAGGCAATCTCAACTTGTCCTGTAATGTATTCATAAACTGCGTCTCCTGTTAAACCAAGTTCAATAGCTTCATCAAGACTTTTCCTTAGTGTCCTGTTCAAAGTAGCTTTGGTAGTCTTAGCCAACTCAGGCATTGACTTGTCCAACATATCATTTACAAAAGCTACGGCTTGTCGGTTGTACCTACTTCTTGGAATTGGAGAAACATTAGTTGGATTGATTGTTCCACCACCACGCACTCGTATCGGATAGAATCCTTCATTGACAACCTGCCGTTCTGTTTTCCTTCTGTCCTTGTAAGTATATAAATCCGTATCTTCCAACTCAGAATATCCTTTAAGAGATTCAGGTAAGAGAATACCAAATTGGAATAACTCAAAATCATAAACAGTAGATAAGTAAATATCATAGAGTGAGAGTTTCCATTCATTTGTAGTGTCATCTATTATCTTATTTAAAATCGGAGATTCTCCATTCAAAACAAAATTTTTGTATGCAGGGTTGTCTCCTCCACGCACCATACTTCTCGTGATTTTTTTTAATTGACTACGCAACAGACCGACATAGAAGTCGGTGTACCACAGTTCCCAATTCCGAAGCATAGCCGTATAGTTCCGATAGACTCCTTGCTTTACTTCCGTAGATGTAAGTCGGTTTGTTCTGTACTCTGTGTCTGCTTGTTCTCTTAGCTTATGCCTACGCACTAACTCTGACGCTGACTTATCTACTTCGTCTCTCTTGTTCATAGCTCGTACTAACTTACTACTCCACCTTTGTCCTGCGTTGCCACCCCATAGCTTCCAAGCGATGATTCCATTAGTAGCTCGGTCAGTTCTTCCTGCGAGGAAGTCTCTTGAGTCTTGTGTCTGTAAATCTACTTCGTGTCTAGGGAAGTACTTGGCTATGTGTCGT